GGTTTCCAGCCAGAAGCACATCGGTGTGAACTTCACGTCTGCCGAACTGACCATGCAGTTGGACGACTTCGCCGAGCGCGTTCTCAAGCCGCGTATTTCGCAGCTTGCGTCCAGCATCGACGCTGACGTGGCCAACTCCTACAAGTCGATCTTTCAATCTGTCGGCACCCCCGGCACGACCCCGGCGACCTCTCTGGTGCTGCTCCAGGCCCAGCAGAAGCTGAACGAGTCTGCTGCCGTCATGTCCCCGCGCTACGCGACGGTCAATCCGGCCGCCAACGCGGGTCTTGTGGAAGGCTTGAAGGGCCTCTTCAACCCGGTCAACACGATCTCCCGCCAGTTTAAGAACGGCCTAATGGGTGAAGGTGTGCTGGGTCTTGAAGAGATCAACATGTCTCAGTCCATCAAGCAGCACACGACCGGCAGCCGCACCGGCGCGCACACGGTGACCACCACTGTGTCCACGCAGGGCCAGGCGACGATCAACATCACCGGCACCGGCTCTCAGACGATTGCCGCCGGCGACGTGTTCACCATCGCCAGCGTGTTCGCAGTCAACCCGCAGACCCGTGAGTCCACCGGCTCCTTGCAGCAGTTCGTGGTGACGGAAGCCGCTACCGCGGCCGGCGGCGCTTACACTGCTGTCAAGATTGCGCCCGCTATCTACACCTCCAGCAACGCGCTGGCGACTGTGGACAGCTTCCCGCAAGCGACCGCTGCGGTCACGTTCCTCGGCTCTGCTTCCACGCAGTACCCGCAGAACCTCGTGTATCACAAGGACGCGATTTCCTTCGCCACCGCCGACCTTCTGCTGCCGCAGGGCGTCGACATGGCCTCCCGTCAGGTCCACAACGGCATCTCCATGCGTGTTGTGCGCCAGTACGACATCAACAACGACCGCCTGCCGTGCCGTATCGACGTGCTGTACGGTTTCAGCGCCATCCGCCCGCCAATGGCCGTGCGGCTCTGGGGCTAACAGGTAGAGATAGGAGAATAAGATCATGGCACTTCCTTCTGTCGGTGGCGGCTATCAGATTGGTGATGGCAACCTCAACGAACCGGAAATCGTCACTGTTCCCGCGCCGGCGACGGCTACGGACAGCGCGACGCTGACGTCCGCGCAGCTTACTAACGGCATCATCATCGGCACGCCGACGACGACCGCCGCTTACACGCTGCCGCTGGCGTCCGATCTGGACGCCTTCCTTAACAACTCCAAAGTGGGTTCGTCCTTTGACTTCCGCGTCATCAACACGACGACCGCGGGCGTCATCACGGTGACCACCAACACTGGCTGGTCCATCGGCTCCGCCGGTTCGCAGGGTCTTATGACCATTGCGGCCACCGCCGGCACCGTGCGGGCCTTCCGCGCGCGTCGTCTGGGAGATTCTTCCTGGGCGCTGTACGCAATTTCGTGAGCAACACGGCCCCTGCTTCGGCAGGGGCCAACCGCTAAAGGAGGTTTTCTATGCCGAATACCAAACCAGTCGGTGTTGCTTTTGCTGATCCTGAACTCGTTTCTGGCACGAATATTACGGGCGCAGCGATTTCTGGCGGCACTATCTCCGGCGCTGATATTACGGGCGCGACCGTGGCCGTTACCTCTTTGAATTTTGACGTCGCCAAGCCTGCTGCGGCCGGGTCCACCCGCGCCGACGCAACGGCCATGACGGCTTCGTTTAACTGGGTGACGGCTGCTGACGCAACCAAAGGTGTTATCCTCCCCGCGCCTACCGCGGGCCGCGTTATCGCGGTGAAAAATGACGACACTGCTAACGCCGCGCTAAAAGTCTACGCTCCTGGTAGTGCTAAGATTAACAGCGTGGCCGGCACTACGGCGTTCAGCATGGCGGCCAAAACCGCTTGCTTTTTTGTGGCGTACGACACGACGGATTGGTTCTCCATTCCGCTTGTGGCATCTTAACTAGCAGGCGGCCTAATGGCCGCCTGCCCCTTTTTAGGTGAACCATGGCTGTTATCTACCTGACGCACCCCCAGCACGGCACTAAGGTGGCCACTATGGACGCCGAAGCAATTTATGATGAAGAGTGCGGATGGATGCGCTATAACCCCGCTGCGCCGGCCCCTGCGCCGGAAGATGAACCTGTCAACGGGCTGGCCGTCCGACGGCGCCGCCCCCGCGTAACCAAAGAGGACGACAGCGATGGCAACGGCGGGTGATCAGATCAACGGGGCGCTTCGGCTTTTAGGCGTATTAGCAGAAGGTGAAACGCCTTCCGCCGAAACTTCGCAAGACGCCCTTAACGCCCTCAACCAAATGATCGACAGTTGGAACACGGAACGGTTGGCCGTGTTTTCCACGCAGGACCAAGTAGAAACTTGGCCCCCAGGCGCTATTTCGCGCACGTTTGGGCCGACCGGAGATATTGTAGGTGAGCGTCCCATTTTGGTTGAGGACAGCACCTATTTTCGCGACCCGGCGTCTGGCATTTCCTACGGCCTTAAGCTGATCAACCAACAGCAATACAACGGTATTGCAGTCAAGACCGTAACCAGCACATACCCGCAAGTGCTGTGGATCAACATGACGTACCCTAACATTGAGATGTACGTCTATCCGGTGCCGACCAAAGTGCTAGAGTTTCACATTGTGTCGGTCCAACCCCTGACGCAACCCGCTAATCTGGCTACAACGCTGGCGTTTCCGCCCGGGTATTTGAGGTGTTTCCGCTATAACTTGGCTTGCGAAATTGCGCCTGAGTTTGGTGTTGAACCTTCCCCGCAGGTCCAGCGTATCGCCATGACCTCCAAGCGTGACCTGAAGCGCATCAACAACCCTGACGACATCATGGCGCTCCCCTACAGCATCGTTGGCACCCGCCAGCGGTTTAACATCTTCGCCGGCAATTATTGAGGTGACATCATGACCACCGTAGCCATATCACAACTTCCTGAAGCCACCACAACTTCCGGAACTGATGTTTATCCGTTGGTGCAAAGCAGCATTACCAAAAAGATCACGTTCACAAATCTGTTTGCCAACGCCACCGGCATTCCGATTATTGCAGGCACTACAGGAACGCTTTCGGTAGCCCGCGGCGGCACTGGGGCCACAACGGCCACTGGCACAGGCAATGTCGTATTAGCCACCAGCCCTACTTTGGTAACGCCGGTTCTTGGCGCTGCAACCGCTACAACTATAAATCGGGTAGCGTTTACCACCCCGGCAACGGCAGCTACTTTAACGATAGCGGATACCAAAACTTTTACTGTTAATCACAGTATTACGCTTGCGGGCACCGACTCTACCACCATGACGTTCCCGTCAACAAGCGCTACTATTGCGCGCACCGACGCGGCGCAGACGTTTACAGGAACGCAAACTTTTAGCGGCCCTATCGTCGGCGGCGCGCAAGCACTATCTGGCGCCGGCGCGGTTAATATCACGCAATTGACCACCAAATTTACTTCGACCGCTACAGGCAACGCGCTGACGTTGGCGGACGGCGTGGAAGGCCAAATCAAGGTGATTGTGTATGTTGCTGAAGCCGCAGGCGGCGACACCGGCATTCTGACGCCTACCAACCTCGGCGCGGGCACAACTATCACGTTTAATGCTGTCGGCGACGCCTGTATTCTTCAGTTCCTTGGCACTGATTGGTGGGCCGTGTCGCTTCGCGGCGCCGTGCTGGCGTAATTTATGAAAACGCCGATCCTTGGGTCCACCTATGTAGCCCGCAGCGTCAACGCTGCGGACAGCCGCATGGTCAACCTCTTTCCAGAACTCGTACCGGAAGGCGGCAAGGAACCGGCGTTTCTTCAGCGGGCGCCAGGTCTGCGTCTTCTGGCCACAATAGGCACCGGGCCGATCCGCGGCCTGTGGCAATTTGGCGGGTTTGGGTATGCTGTGTCGGGCAATACCCTCTACAAAATCACAACGGCGTGGACCGCAACGGCGCTGGGCACTATAGCAAACACCGGCCCTGTATCCATGTCAGACAACGGCACCCAACTGTTCGTAGCCGCCAACGGTCCAAGCTACATCTATAACTCTAGCACCAATGTGTTCGCGCAAATCACGGACCCTGATTTTCCCGGCGCGGTCACTGTTGGATACCTGGATGGGTATTTTGTTTTCAACGAGCCCAACAGTCAAAAGGTGTGGGTAACGAGCCTGCTTGACGGTTCCGCTATTGACCCGCTGGACTTTGCCAGCGCGGAAGGTTCGCCTGACGGTCTTGTGTCTCTTACAGTCAGCAACCGCGAAATCTGGTTGTTCGGCACCAATTCTACCGAGGTCTGGTACGACGCCGGCACCGCGGATTTTCCCCTCCAACGTATCCAAGGCGCGTCAAACGAACTCGGCTGCACGGCGGCCTATTCGGTCGCCAAGATGGACAACACCGTGTTTTGGTTGGGCGCCGACGCCCGCGGGCGGGGAATGGTGTACCGCGCCAACGGTTACATTGGGCAGCGCATTTCGACCCACGCGGTTGAATGGCACATCCAACAGTACGGCAATTTATCTGACGCCATTGGCTACACCTATCAGCAAGACGGCCATTCGTTCTATGTGTTGGTCTTTCCGTCAGCCAATACGACATGGGTGTACGATGTGGCTACCCAAGCCTGGCACGAGCGCGCGGGCTGGGCCAACGGCGAGTTCACGCGCCATCGCAGCAACTGCCAGATGGCGTTTAACGACGAAATTGTTGTCGGCGATTTTGAGAACGGCAACATCTACGCTTTTGATTTAGACGTATACGCCGACAATGGAGACATTCAACGCTGGCTGCGGTCATGGCGGGCGCTGCGGCCGGGCCAAAACACGTTGCTTCGTACGACGCACCACAGCTTGCAACTGGACTGCGAAACGGGCGTGGGACTCGCGCAATATCCAGCGTATGACGCGGAAGATTTAATTGCGGAGAACGGCGATCTTTTGATAGCTGAATATGTGCAAAATGACATTACCACCGAAAGCGGCGAAGAGTTGACGACTGAAGCCAACGACGGTTTTGAATTTATAGCCGACGTGCCCGATTATCCCTTTCCGTTTGTGCCGCCAATGTACCTGACCACAACCAGTTACCCGGCGGCTCCCGGCTATAATCCTCAAGTTATGCTGCGTTGGTCCGACGACGGCGGCCACACATGGTCCAACGAACACTGGACCTCTATTGGCCTTATAGGCAATTACGGCAAGCGCGCCTTCTGGCGCCGGCTGGGGATGACGCTTAAAATCCGTGACCGCGTGTACGAGGTGTCTGGCACCGACGCGGTAAAAATTGCCATCATGGGCGCTGAACTGCGCGCCAGCCCGACCAATGCCTAGCCCACCTAACATCACCAACATCCCGGCACCGCGCGTCCCGTTTATCGACGACCGCACCGGGTTGTTGTCGCGGGAGTGGTATCGGTTTTTCTTTAACCTGTTCAATCTAACCGGCGGCGGCAACAACGCGACTTCGCTGCAAGACCTTCAGGTCGGGCCGCCTAGCGCCACGGACGAACAGTTTGCCGCCTCTCGCACTGTCGCGGGGCTGTTGGCGGCGCCTGACGGGTCGGCACAAGAGTCGCAGATCGCCGTGTTGCAAAGCCAGGTGCAAGGGCTTTCTCTTGCGCCGCCGCTTACGCCGCAGGCGCCTAACCCTGTCTTTGGGGCGTTTTATAGCACAGCCAACCAACCAGACGGCTCTACCACAACGGCATATCCGCTGGTCTACGACACAATCCAGATAGAGCGGAATGTCGAGTTGCAGGACCGCACGGCGACGTTCACTGCGTCCATCGGCCCCGCCAGCACCACCATGACCGTGACTGCAATTAGCGCCGGTCCTATCTACCCCGGCATGGTCATCACCGGCACGGGCGTTACGGCTGGCACCTACATCGTGTCGCAGACCACTGGCACGGACGGCAGCACGGGAACGTACGTCGTCAGCGCGTCGCAGACCGTGGCGTCCACGACCATTACCGGGACGTGCAAATCTAAGATCTTCGTGCATGAGGCGGGCACTTACAACGTCCAATTCAGCATCCAGTTTGTCAACACCGACGCCAGCATCCACGACACGGACGTGTGGATGAGGAAGAACGGCACGAACGTGGCCGACACCAACAGCCAATTCTCGGTGCCCAACCGTCATGGCGGCATAGACGGGCACCTGATTGGGGCGCTAAATCTGTTTGTGGAATTAGCGCCAAACGACTATGTTGAGTTGATGTGGGCGACCACTAACTCGGCTACTACAGTCCAATATATCGGCGCGAAAACCGGGCCTGTCCGCCCCGCCACGCCATCTGCTATTGTAACAATATCTTTGGCATCCGTGCCGTCGAACCAAGGGGTGTAACATGGCCGTTACCGTAACCGTTCTAATCCCGGCCAAGACCGCCGAGAACGCGCAGACGACGCAGTACACCTCGACCGGCGTGACGACGATCATCGACAAGTTTACAGCGACCAATTACAGCGCCGCCGCCGCGACGCTCAGCGTCAATCTGGTCACGGCCGCCGGGTCCGCCGGAAACGACAACCTGATTGTTAAGACCAAGACGTTGCAGGCCGGCGAGACATACACCTTCCCTGAGATTGTGGGTCAAATACTGGCCCCGAGCGGGTTCATCTCCACGATTGCCGGCACCGCCGCGGCGATCAACATTCGCGCCAGCGGGCGCCAGGTGACACAGTGACCTCAGACGTAATTACGGCGCAGGTTGAGCCTTGGAGCGAGTTTCTTGTTGACGCGGTAGAACTCTTCCCCGCGCACTGGCAAGAACTGGCGCTGAACAAAGACAAGGTGCCGCTGTCCATGCGGTACGACGTGTACGCGGCCAGCGAGGCCGCCGGCGAACTCCTTGTCGTGACGCTGCGGCAGGACGCGCGGCTGGTCGGGTATTTCGTCGGTTTTGTTCTTCCCGGCCTGCATTACAGCACCTGCCTGACCCTTCAGATGGACATCTTCTGGACCCACCCTGACATCCGCGGGCGCATGGAAGGCGTAAAGCTTTTTCGGGCGGTAGAAGCCGAGGCCAAGCGCCGGGGCGTCCAGCGCATGTTTTTTGGGTCCAAATTGCACAAAGACGCATCTAGGCTGTTTGAGTATTTGAAAATGCAGCCTGTTGAAGTGTATTACACCAAGTGGATTGGAGACTGACGCCATGGTCGCATCAGCAGCTATTATAGGCGGCGCCGCCTTAATCGGCACAGCCGGGTCCATGTACGCGGCAGACAGGGCGGCAGGGGCGCAGAAAAGAGCCGCGCGCGACGCCGCGGCCGCGCAAGAACAGGCATATGCCCGGCAAGAGGATTTACAGGAGCCGTTTCGTCAAGCCGGAATGGCGGCGCAAAACAGGTACATGACGCTGTTGGGGCTGCAACTACCCGAGGGCGCCGAAAATGTGCCGGGACTAAAAATAGATACTTCGTCGCCTGATTACGGCAAGTACGCCCGCGATTTTAGTATGGCCGATTATCAAGCCGACCCCGGCTACGGGTTTCGCATGAGCGAGGGCATGAAGGCCATTGAACGGTCCGCAGCCGCCCGCGGCGGCCTGCTGTCGGGCGCCACGCTGAAAGGTATTCAACGGTTTGGGCAGGACACGGCGTCAAACGAATATCTGAACGCTTTCAACCGTTACCAAACCAACCGCGCAAACCAACTTAACCCGTTGCAAAGCTTGTACGGCGGCGGTCAAACCAGTGCCAATGTGTTATCCAATGCGGCGGGACAGACGGGGCAGGGTTTGGCGGGTTCTGCAATGGCTGGCGGCCAAGCCACTGCGTCAGGCTACATAAACATGGCCAGCGCATTAAACCAAGGTCTTAGCACGGGCGCCAATCTGTACATGCAGGGGCAGTATCTCGGCGGGGTAAATGAGCTAAATAAGGCTAGAACTGCGTATTATGGCCGCCAGCCGTAAGGAGATAGCACATGTCCGGTTCCTTCCCTCCTTTACCTGAACTCCGGCCTTTTCAAGCGCCTAATCTTATAGCGATGTCCAACGCCATGCAGGAGCAATCGCTAAACGCGATGCGCGAACAGCAACTGATGGGCGCAGAGCGCGAGC